AAGTCTAGTGGTATAAGAGGTAACTTATTTGGTATAGAATATCAGATCTTCCTAAATGACTTATATCATTTTGGTGCTGTTGATATACTTAACTACTATATGACCAAGAGCTATCTTGAGACTCTTGATTTTGTATTGAATAATGGAACATTTATTCAGTTCAGATTCAATCAGAGACAAGACAGACTCTATCTTGACACTGCTGCTGAAGATATGAAAGCAGGTGAGTTCGTTATCATTGAATGTTATAGGGCATTAGATCCTACAACATATACGGATATGAACAATGATCCCTTTATGAAAAAGTATCTCACTGCTCTTATTAAGAAGCAATGGGGTATCAACTTAACTAAGTATCAGAACATTCAATTGCCTGGTGGTATTACTCTCAATGGAGAGAAGATATATCAGGAGGCAGTTCTAGAACTTGAAAAGATTGAGAGTCAAATACTTTCAACCTATGCAATTCCACCACTTGACCTTATTGGATAATGCCTACTAGCACCTATTTCCCATCTTTACACGGTGGCACTACTGGTGAACAAGGTCTTATTCAAGACCTAGTTGACGAACAGATTAAACTATTTGGTAGTGATGTCAAGTACATCCCTCGTATAATGGTTCAAGATAGCGTGATGAATGATGTCACTTTATCGAAGTTTACAACTATATACACAGTGGAAATGCTTCTACAAAACGTAGAAGGATTCGGTGGAGTTGGTGCTGAACTTGCAACCAAGTTCGGACTACGGGTCACTGATGAAGCAACATTTGTTGTTTCAGTTAATCGGTGGTCAGAAGTAGATGCGGCTAATCCATCACTTCCAGATCGACCTTCAGAAGGAGATATCATACACTATCCCTTAACAGGAGATAATTATGAAATCAAATTCGTAGAAAAAGAAATGCCTTTCTTCCAATTGGGCAAAGTATATTTCTATACTATTACTACTGAGATTATGGAGCGTGGTAACACGGTCTTTGATACAGGTGATGCAGCAGTCGATCAATTAGAACGTGAGGCATATACCTTCCCAATTACCTTGATTAATGTCACAGGTACATTTGCAGAGGGTGAGGACTTTACTTCTAGTGGCGGTGGCACAGGTACTGTAGTTTCCTTTGATGCTGCAACAGGTAAACTTGTTGTGGTTTATCCTACTGGAGGATTTCAAGAAGGAGAAACGGTCACAGGTCCAAATGGAACTGGAGAGATCCAGTCGTTCACTACGATACAAGTCGAGAGTGTTCAATACGATGATAACGCCGTAATAGAATTCAAAGCAGATGATGTCATTGACTTCTCTGAAAGGAATCCATTTGGCGAAATTGGAAATAAGACAGGTAGCTTCTAATGTTAGAGTATTTTTATAACGGTACTATTCGCAGAACTGTCATAGCATTCGGTACTATTTTTAATAATATCGAACTACGTGACTTAGATGAGAACGGTGCTGAAGTTGTTCGTGAAAAGGTTCCTCTAGCCTATGGTCCTAGAGATAAGTTTCTTGCACGATTAGAAGATCTTACGGATATTGATAAGCAGGTACAGATTACTTTACCAAGGATTTACTTTGAGATGACATCGTATCAATACGATCCTCAAAGAAAGACCAGTCCTATTTCAGTCTACAAGAATGTAGATGATGCTACTGGTGGTGTACGTAAACAGTATATGCCAGTCCCATATAATATTGGGTTTGAATTAGGTATACTAGCCAAGTCACAAGACGATGGTCTTGGAATACTTGAGCAGATATTACCTTATTTCCAACCATCTTTTAACCTTCCTATCAAGATGATTCCTGATATGGATGAAGTAAAAGATTGTCCTGTAGTTCTCAATAGTGTAGATTACACTGATACCTATGACGGTAGTTTCTTAAACCGTCGTTACTTAGAGTATCGTTTACAGTTTACTGTAAAGACTTACCTATACGGTCCTGTTACTAATATCGGGGTCATTAAGAAGTCTATTATGGAGATTGGAAATATTGGAGACTCAAGCAGACGTAAAGATACTAGACTCACTTATACTCCTAAGGCACTGGAGGATAAGAATGCTGATGGTACCATCGATGCATTAGATGATGTACTAGTACAACCAGATGACAACTTCGGTTTCAACGAAGGATTTGAAATATTATGAGCAAACTAGATGATAATATGCAAGACATCTTAAATCTCCCTGAGGAGACGGTAGACGTTATTGCAAAACCTAAACGTGAAGTTAAAGAAGATGTCACACAAGACTACGAATATACACGTGGTCAGCTATATAACTTAATAGATAAAGGTCAAGAAGCACTTAACGGTATTCTTGATGTAGCAGCCTCATCTGATCATCCCAGAGCATATGAAGTTGCAGCCTTGATGATTAAGAACGTAGCGGATACAACTGACAAGTTGATGAAGTTACAAAAAGAAACCAAAGAGGTTAAAGAAGAAGGACCATCCAAAGGTCCATCTACTGTCAACAACACTATGTTTGTTGGTAGCACTGCTGAACTAGCAAAAATGTTAAAAAAAGCGGAGGAATCTACCGATGTCTGATGAACTTAAAGAAGAATTAAATGATAAAGAAGTGGACACAAAAGGGCCACTACAGAAGCTTAAAGACAAGATATTACCTGATGAAGACGAACAGGCTGCCATAATCTCCACTTTCGTGAGATTGGGTGTACTAGTGTGGTCTGGGGGTATATTGACTTTAAATTACGTTGCAATTCCTGGTGTTCCGCAACAAAAAATAGATCCAACTTTTATAGCTTCAGTTTTTACAGGAGTTTTAGCTAGCTTCGGAATTCAGACAGCTTCTAAGAAAGGAGATGGCACTATGAAGATGAATGGAAATGGTGCTAATGGTGGACCTCCTCCTGTTACTGCAAAAGATATTGAGGCAATTATAGCAAGGACACCTCAAGGTCCAGTACAAACAATTAGAGTTGAACAAGCACCTCTTAAAATTACTACAGACGAAAAGCCATACAAACTGTAATAAATAAGGTAGAATTATTTTTGTTTATGCAAAAGATCATAAATGCAATCGCTATTGGGTCTGGTATTGTATCTCTCACCGTTGTGGGTAGTGGCCTTTATTTGGTTATCAATAAGGATGCAATCATCCAAGACATCAAAGGTAAAGTGATTGAATCGGTAATGCCTAAGTTACCTGGCGGATTAGGTGGTGGTGCATTGACTGGTGGTGGACTTCCTGGACTTCCTTCTCCTGTTCCTGCTCCTGGTGCTAGTATGGGACTTCCTATTCCTGGCGGATTCTAATGAAGAATTTACCAATACCATTACTCACATTCTTAGCAGCACAGGTAGGTGCTGCTGTATGGTGGGGTGCTCAAATAGATACCAAAGTAAGACTTGTAGAAGAGAATAGGAGATACATCCAAGAGGTTGTAATTCCTTCTTATGAGATTAGTGACAACTGGGATAATCCACACTACAACAACTGGTTAAAAGCTGGTGGTTGGAAAGACTAGATGGACTTCCAGAAAATTGCTTCTACGGGTACAGCAGTTGCTGTGGTAGGAACTGGTGCAATGGTCGGTGGCAATCACGTCATCGACCAAAAAACTGGTGGTCCTGAAAAGCGAGAGTCTGCCAAAATAGAATTGATACGTGAGATTGTAAAAGAAGAAGTATATTTACAATTAATTAATGCGTGGCCAAAGACGAGTGGTCCTGTAAGAGGACCACAAATACCTACACAAGACTATCAGAATAGTATTCCTAAAGTGAAATAATGCAAAAGCATACTCGTGATGTTTTTTCTGTACTGGAGGTTCCAACAGAACCTCCTTCTTTTGATGATATATTAGAGATCATTTATAGTGATGTAAAAGGTCTTCAGTATAAAGCAAAGTCAGGAACCTTTAAACGTGGTCGCCACGGTACTACATCGTACTACGATTTCAATTTGTTTAAAGAGCAGAGGTACTTCCCTCTGATGAAACATATAATGGGATCGATCTATAAAACATATAGAGAGTTCATACCAAACGTTGAATTTAATGCTCAACAAGCTTGGTGGACTGTCTATAAGAAGGGATCATATATCCCCAGACATACTCACGCCAATTCACATATTAGTGGTGCGTATTATCTCAGACAACCTAAAGGTGCTGGACCTATAACTTTTTTTAATCCTATAGGACCATTGATTAATCAGTTTCATCACGAGGATCTAATCTTTCAAGTCTCTAACGATATGGTAATAGAACCTAAGGATGGTACTCTGTTGTTATTTCCTGGATGGTTAGAGCACGAGACAGAAGAAAATGAATCTGACGAGGATAAAATTATTGTTAGTTTTAATTTGACTTTAAAGTGAGTGAAATTCAAACCATACCAAACATCATAACTGGTGGTGGAGTAATACCATACGTTGAAGTTAACGGAACTGGTATTAATTTTGTACAGCCTATTAAAACAAATACCAGTAAGGTTAAAAAAATAGATCTTAGTGGTATTCCTGTTGATAGGGTATGGATGGTTACACCTCCAGAATCAACACCAATAACAGTACCAGTAACACAAGTTATAGGATCACCTATTGTTAATGTTCCTGGTTGCGTTACTGTACACAAAGAAAATGCTAGAGAAAGAAATAAAAATAAGCAATTAGTAAATGACGACCCTAAAGGAAACACCACTTTATGTGATGCTGGAGCACCTTATTATTATCCAGCAGACTACGATTATCGTGATTTAACTTGGACTACGGTAAATCCAAATGAAGAGAATGTTGACGAAGGAGTTAATACAGAAGATCCTCCAGCACCTAATCTAGACACTCCAGAACCTCCTCCAACACCAACAGATACTGACGGGGAAGTAGAATGTCCTCCACTTAATGCAAGACGTATAGGGGATCTTTCACAGAACGGTAAGGAACGTGTTAAAGAATATAAACTGACACCAGACGGTAAAATCTGCGAAACCATATGGGAAGATGTACCAGCAATAGATGCTTATCTTCCTGCTGTTAATGTTGTAACTACTACGGCTGGGATTGCTGCTGTTGCGACGACATCTGCCCTACTTGCAAAACCCCTAGCGGATTTGCTCCTGAAGGTGGTGAAACCTCTTGTGAAGAAAGTGATTGCGAAGGTGAAAGAGAAAGTCCTAGGGAAGAAACCCCCTGTGTTGTCTCTTCGAGAGAGGATCCTGAAACAGAAGGAAGCGAATGCTGCTGTAAAGGCTGCCCGTCAGTTGAAGGGGAAGTAGGAGCAGTCCATTGTGGTTGTGGTAGTTGATGCTGGTGTGGCATAACTTGTCCACCTGGTGCAGTTACTACTACGTCAGCACATACTGCGTGGTATGGAGATGCAGGGTGGAAGAATATACCAGCCTTTTTCATCTCACCACAATTTTTGAGTCTGGCTAATTCAAAGTCTAAACGCTTGTTAGCAGTTGCTTGATTGACTGCTGATATTTGTGCTGTTGCAGCTTCAGAACACTTCTTTTGCATACCTCTGTTTAGTGGTATGGATAGGGTAGCAGATAATCCAGCATTAAAAGATTGGTTAGCACTCATATCTGTACGTACTGGTTTCATCCACGTAGGTTCCATAGTAGTACCACCGTTCAATACATCGGGTACACCATCAGGAGCATCAACATCTATTTCTATTTCTATACTATCTCCATCTTCAAACCACCTAGTACCATCATCTTTAGTACGGGTGTCGTACCAAGATTCCCAAGGATAGTTCTTAACAGTAACTGTTTGTTTAACAGTCTTACCCTCTACATCTGTTAGGTTATATTGTGGTTCGTTATAAAAATCTACCCAAGGATCTTTCCTTGAGTCGGCAAATTGTAGATATGGTGTCAAATTAAACGTCGTACCTTGACAAGATACCCCACCACCGTAGGTGTTAGTAACGTATGGACCTTGTAAAACCTGTATTGCCTGGTTAGTTACTGAGCCAGAAGAGTTGGCTATAGGATTAGCAGTAGCACTTACACCACCAACACCTTCTGCTAAGGCCTTAATTGGTAGTAAAGAATTGAGTATGAGACCCGTTGCTATTACTGGGTAAACGTACTTGTTGTGTCTGTTACGCTTTTTATTTGAGTAGTTCTTTGGATGAGAGTTTGATTCGTCATCCCTGGGCCTTGATAGCTTTGAGTAAATTGAAACGCCTCTCCTGGAGTCGTTATGGTAAATGTTCCTCCATTCGAGAGGTCTAAAGCGTCGAAAGAGCTCGTAACTGCACCAGTTATGGCTGTTCCGTTCGTCGCTGTTGCAGACGTACTCGGTGTAATTGTCACGGTTGAGGTGTTCACATTGGGGTTGAGGGCTGCTCCATCGTTTGAAACGCCTACCCCAGTCACGCTGTATTCCCATCCTGTCCTATAATC